TCTTTGTTCAAAAATAGATGTAATATCTATAATATTATATTTTAATTTTAAATTATCAGTTTTATTAATTAATTTTAACATTATTTTACGAATGATAAGCTGTGTTGGTATATTTGTAATAAATAATATATAAAATTGCTCTCTTATTTTTTTCATAACACTATATAATTTTTTATTATTCTGAATACTTGGTTTAATAATAATATTTGCAATCATATCTATAACATGTTCCCAATTTTTTTCATATTTAATACCATATTTAAACATTTCTAATAACCATATAGCATGATTTACTTTATTATCAGAATTTTCTATAATTGTTTTTAATGTGTTATATGATATAGTTATTTTTTCTTTTTGACATATATGTAAAAGAGTTTCTAAAATTTGTTCAGATGAAGGTAATGGTACGCGTATCATCAAACATCTTGATCTTATTGGTTCAATAATTTTAGATAATTGATCTGATATTAAAATAAATTTACATGTATTAGAATATTTTTCCATTGTCCGTCTTAATGATGCTTGAGCATAATATGATAAATTATCTATTTTATTAATAATAACAACTTTAAATAATTTACGATGTTTTAAAATATTTAATAATTCAGATTTTGCATAATCTTGAATGATTTCTTGGATTAGATATTTATCAAATCCATTTGAATTAGGTTCAATTATAATATGATGTTTTGATTGTTTTATCATGATTTTTGTTTTTGTATTTGAATACCCATTTACTGTATATTCAACTTCTTTTAATTCAACACTAAATTTACCATATATTTTTTCTAATAATTTATTAACTAAATATTCTTTACCACAACCACTTGGACCATATACAATTAAATGTTGAAAATTTGAATATCTCCAAATACCATATTCTAAATCATTTATTATTTTATTAAATTCAATATTAGGTAATTTAATTATTGAATCAATATTTGAATATATTTGAATATGAGCATCAAAACTTTCTATAATTTTATTTATAATAGTTTGATGACATGTTATATAATTTGAATCATTATAATACTTATCTACTAAAAACATTATTAATTATATGCTATAATCCTTTTAAATAAAAAATTGAATATATTATTAATTAATTATAAATTAATAATATATATAGAAAGGGATGATTGAGTTGTTTAGTAGTTCAGACTTAGATTATTGGTTTAAAAATAAAGTTGTTGATTGTGGAAAATCAGATAAATCAAAATATTTTAATTTTGATGTACAAGATGTAAAAAATAGCACAGATAATACAGATAATACAGATAATACAGATGATAATACTGAAGAAGATATATATAATTTATTATGTTATGAAGAAAATTGTAAAAAATTGAATAATAATCATAAACAATTTAATAATAATTATAATAATGAATCAAAGTATTATAATCAAAATTCAAGAACTATTAAACGAAATTCAAGAACAGAATCTATATATCTATCCAATAGTAAAGATAAATATTATAGAAACCAAATTAAAGATTATAGAATCAATTATTCACAAAAAACCAGTAAATATAACAGCATATACAAACACACTAATTCAAATAGTAACCAAAGACAAATGTATAAAATGCAATAGAAATGCAAATTATATAATATTAAATTGTATTCAAGAAAAACTGTGTTGGATCCATTCTCAAATCATAATTTAATATATTATAAAAATTGAAATTATAGTAGTTTCTATATTAATTTTATTTAGTTAATGAAAAAACTCAAAGGATTAAAAAACTTACATGTTGATTTTATTGATATTATAAACCATCTAGATGATAAATTACAATCAAATTTATCAGATATTAAAAAAGAATATCAATATAATATAACAGAGGAAAAAATAAAATTATTGATGGCTGTTTGTAATGGTGAAGGTTTAGACTTTGATAAAATAAAAGGAAAATATCTTAAAAATAAAGAATTATCGCAAATTAATTTTAATATACCAAATGAAGAAACTAGCATAATTGAAGAAGATTTATTAGATAAATTAATAATTGGTGATAAAGAATATTATTATGAACATAAAGAAAAAGGTATTGTTTATGATATTGATTCTAAACCTGTTGGAATTTATACTGAAGGAAAAGTTATTTTTGTTTAAATTATATTAATTGTTTATAAGTTGTATTAATCTTAATGTTGCTTTTTTTGACCATTTATATTTAATATTAAATTTATCTATATTGTCATCATTTAATGTCTTTTTTTTAAAATTAGAAATAAAATAAGATAAATCATCATAACCACCTAATAATAAACTTCCTAAACTATTATCTTTACATAAATATATTTGTGGAAAAGTTTGAATTTGTTCATTTTTATATTCAATTTTATTTAATACATTAACATTAATTATTTCAGTTCTAATATTATGCAAATCTAATAATTTTTTTGCTGCAATTGAATATCCACATTTATCTAACAATATTGCTTTTATATAATATTCCATTATACAATATTATATAATATTTTTAATTTATATAATATTTTTAATTTATATTAAAGATTATTTTATAATATATAAATAAAGTAATAAAATGGGCGGAGGATTAATCCAACTCATAACTATAGGAATTCAAGATTCCCCAATCATTCAAAATCCAGAAATTACATTTTTTAAAACTGTATACCGACAACATACTATGTTTTCACTATGTCAAAATACTAGACATATTGATGATTTATATTTTGAAAAAAGCGGGCATAAGATATTAGAAAAAAATGGAGATTTATTATATAATCAATATTTAAAATTAGAAATTCCATATTTTGAAATTATTAAAACTTATACTAATAAAAATGTAATACAATCTGACTATAATATTAATGAATTAAGTATTACATATATGAATAAAAATTGTATTGTAATAAATAATACTAATAATTGGTACATTATACCAGAACAATTATTTATGCTCGGTAATTTCAAAGCAATTCTAACTAATATTGAAGCATCATTAGTTGAACCTGCTCTTTTACCCGATTATATTAATTTATCAAATTTAGATAATTCAGTTTATTTTTATAATATTATAGAAAGTCATGTATCTTCAGTAATTACACTATTAAGAGTTGAATCAAATTATTGGGAACAATTTTGGCTTGATTTTTTATCAAATACTACAGAAGATATATTATTAGATTCATTACAAACACTTAAACAATCTTATAATAATTTATATGAACTACTAAGATTTAAAATATTTTATCTTTATTCTTCTAGAAATTCTTATTATAAAAATGCATTATATTTACAATTTGCTACAAATAGTAATCAAGTTAATGAAGGTGGTAATATAATAGAAAAGACTGAAACAGAAAGATATATAGAATATATAAATGATTTTTCTACTGCAATTTTAAAACTTGATGTTTATGAAACTGATATAATTTATAATTATTGTATAAATAATTTTAAAAATTTTGATAATTATAAAGTTGATTGTTTAAAATATACTCCGCTAGTAATTTTATTAATATATAAAATGTTATATTCCGATAATAAATCAATTTACACATTTTGGAAACAATATTCAGTTTTAGATAATAATGATATAAATAATTATAATATTATTGATAAAGTTAATTATCAAATTGAATGGCAAAATAATATTAATACATTAATTAATGACACATTAAATGCACAAAATATTAATAGCATAATATTAGATGAATTATTTAATACATTCTTTAGCATAGAAAATTATATTGTTAATTTATTTAATAATTTTAATTTATCAAATTCAAAAAATATTTACATTAAATTAAAAACATTTATGAGTAGATTTTATTCAGTTCCAAATAATCAATTAAATTTTAATGATTATTATAAACCATATTATTATATAAAACCTATAACAATTACTACAACAGAAACTATATATTATTATAATTCTGATTCGTATAAACAACAATTAATAAATGAAACTAATAAATATCCACAATTAAAAAAAATAAATATTGATTTACTAGATGAAATGAATAATTTAACACCTGTAAATTTAGAAAATATATTTGCAATTATTGCAGAAGATATATTAAATATAATAATAAATAATGATAATATTAATAATTCTACAAAATCTTTTATAATATTTTGGAGAAATTTAGTTGTTGATAGATTATATAAAAAATTTATAGATATTTATCAACAAATACAGACAAATCCTGATTTTACTAATTCAAATACAAGAAAATTATCATATTATTTTACATTTAATCCAGGAAATATAATTACAAGTAATGAAATAAGAAATTCTTGGATTGAAATGTTCTATAAAAATAGCTGGATTGGAAATATGTCAATTGGAAATAATGCATTTATCAAATTTAAAGAAAATTTATATAATATAACAAAAGAAAATATTACATTAGTTGATACACAAATAAATGAAAATAAAGATTTTAATAAATTACAAATAACTAATAAATACAATTATACTATTACATCACAACAAAATGATACGTATATAAATAGAATAAAAATAGATTCTACATTAAATAAATTAATAATTAGATATGATAATTATTATGATACTAAATCAATAATTACATTAATGCAAAACAATATACCTATTTTATTTAATTCCATTGATTATGAAATTATATTAAATGAATTAAATGTTAATAGTATTTATTTAGTATTTACTCTAGATGAAAAATATATTTTTGAAGATAATGATATTATTACATTAAATGTAGTATATACAAATTATATACCATTAGTAAGTTTTAATGAATCTAATATATTAGACTATACATCTAATAAATTAATGTTATTATCAAAAAATTCAAATAATCAATTAAATCTATTTAATATAGTAAAGGCAAATACATTATATAACACAACAAATAATGATTGTATATTAGTTGATCAACTTATTGATTCAACAAAATTAATCTTATTAACAATAAATTATTTGAATAATAGTTTAATTGTAAAACCTAATAATTTTACTATAACACCAACACTTACTAATAATACAAAATTTATTCCAATTGGAAAATATCAATATGCAATATCATATTATTCATTAACAGGTGAATCTGATATAAGTTATATTAAAGATGTTACTATTACAAATTTATTAACAGGAAATCAAAATATTATTATAACTTTACCAATATCAGATAATAAAAATATTATTGGTCGTAAAATTTATAGAACAAAGGTAAATTCAAATGAATTATTATTATTAATAAATATAGAAAATAATATAAATACTACATTTATTGACAATATTCAAGATGATGAATTAGGTATTGATTATATTAATGGACTTAATATTAAATTAAATAAATTACCAAATATAAGTACTAATGTTACTAAAACATTAGTGACAATAATAAAAGATAATACTTTACCGTTATATTATATGAAAGATACAAATGGAAATCCAATTACATTACCAAATATATATGATAATATTAATGAAATATATTTAGAAATATTTGATTATCCATATGAAATAATTAATTCAACAAATTTTGATATTATTGATAGATGTATTAAATTTAATTTTAATTATGATTCTAATTATCTTTATTATTTAATTAACTCAAATAATTCAAATAATTTTAATGATAATATAAAATTAGTTCCATCCTATGAACAATTATCATTACCTAATGAACAATTATGCGAACTAAGTTTATTAATACCAGATGATACTATACCTGATGGTAAATTATCATTAGGAACATATAAATATAAATTATCATTATACAATACAAAAACATTAATAGAAACTATAGCTATTGATTGTAATACTATTGATACGACTATTAATAACTCATTTATATATTTAATTAATTTTTATGAAATACAAAATAAAAAGTATAATAGTTTTCGTATT